TAAATTATGCCAATGGTAGGAAAAAAAAAGTTTTCATACAATAAATCTGGAATGAAAAAAGCAAAAGCCTTTGCAAAGAAAAAAGGCAAAAAAGTAAGAAAAAGAAAATATTAAATATAAAGGAAATAAATTATGAGTTTTAATTATGGTCTAAGACCAATAGTAATACAAAAAATAACAATGGCAGGAACTGCTGCATCTATTGCATCATCTGCTTTTGGAGCTGGTACTGAATATGTAAGAATTTGTTCTTCAACAGATTTTCATATAATTTTTGGTGCATCACCAACTGCTGATGCTGATGATATTTTTATACCAGCAGATCAACCAGAGATATTTAAAGTTTCTCCAGGAGAAAAAGTAGCTGCTTTAGGTGGTAATAATGCTGTTATCTCTATTGTTGAAATGAGTGCTTAGTGGCTAAACAAAAGTTTATTCATTTTGTTCCAAGAGATAAACCACCTAAATTAGGCAAACACAAAAAGTCTTTATCAAAAGGTGAAAAAAGACAAATGAAACTTACTAGATATAAAGGTCAAGGTAGATAATGGGAAAGCTTAGAGTAGATAATGATGGTGTAACAACTGAAACTTTTCATGACAACGAAGATAAGGGTGTTATCCAACAAAGATCAGTTGATGTTAAACCAATATTAGAACACAATAAAAAGCTATACACACATAATGATGGTTACTCACCAGACAAAGGTTTAAAAAGAGTAGCATCAGTTCCATCTATTATTTTAGAGATTTGGGCAAAAGAATATAATGGCGATATGAATAAAGGTAATTGGTTTGCTTTACCTAAAGATGTTCAAACAAAAATTTTAAAAGAAAAATTAAATAGTTCTGATTATAGATTATTTAGAACTGCACCAGGAAGATTTTAATGGCACTAACAAATTATACAGAATTAAAAGCATCACTTGCTAATTGGTTAAACAGATCAGATTTAACAACTGAGATAGCTGATGACTTTATTAAATTAGCAGAAGCTGATTTTAACTCAAAACTAAGAGTTAGAAGTATGATTGCACAATCAAGTTTTACTATTGATAGTGAAACTGAAGCTTTGCCAACAGGATTTTTACAAGTAAGAGATTTATATATTTTAAGTGGTTCTACAAAATGTCCATTGAGATATGCAACACCATCACAAATGGATCAAATGCAAGGCACATCAAATACTGGTTTGCCATCAGTTTATACAATATTAGGAGATACTTTTAGATTTTCTCCAAAGCCTGATGCTTCATACACAGGCTATTTAAATTATTATAAAACTTTTGATACTTTATCTAGTACCAATACAACAAATTATATTCTATCAAGCCACCCAGCTATTTATTTATATGGTTCATTGTTTCATGCTGCTAATTTTTTAGGTGGTATTAATCCTCAACAAGTTCAAACATGGCAACAAATGTATGCAACTGCTTTGGAAAGATTAGAGTTAAATGACAGAGAAGATCAATTTAGTGGATCACCTTTAGTTCAAAGAGGTGAAGATACTGTAAGAGGTGCTTTCTCAAATAATTATAAATCAACAAATTATTAAACTATGCAATTACCTTTTGGAGAATGGTTGCCAGACCAACCAGATAATTTAAATCCAGGTGCAACTGTGGCGACTAATGTTTATCATGCTAGTCAAAGTTACAAGCCTGTTAAAGGTTTAGTACCTTATAGTGGTGCATCTAATGTAACGCAAAATGCAAAAGGTGCTGGTAGTTTTAGAGATAACACTAATGCAGTATTTACTTTTGTAGGTACAAAAGACAATATTTATAAATTAACATCTGGTACTTTTGCAAGTGTAAAAGGAAGTTTAACAATATCAGGTGGTGATACAGATTTTTTTACCTTTACTCAATTTGGTCAATATATAGTTGCAAGTAATGGTGTGAACCCACCAATGTATTATTTAATGGGAACTTCATCTAACTTTGCAACACTACAATCTTTAGCAAGTGCTAGTGGATCAGGTACAGTACCAGCTAAGTTTAGAGTTTCAGGTGTCATAAGAGATTTTTTAGTAACTGGTAATATTGAAAATGCAAAAAACAAAGTTGCATGGTCAGGTATTAACGATATTTCAACTTGGGAAGCTGGTGTTAGTTCATCAGATACACAAGAACTACCAGGATCAGGTGGTCAAGTTGTGGCCATAACTTCTGGTGAGGTTGGTTATGTTTTTAGACAAAACCAAATAACTAGAATGGACTTTGTGGGTGGAAATGTAGTGTTTAGATTTTCAGTTATATCACCAAACAGAGGAGCTGTTTATGGACAAACAGTTTGCCAAGATAACAGACAAGTTTTTTTTCTTGCTGATGATGGGTTTTTTCAAATCAATGGCGACCAAGTATTACCGATTGGTGCAGAAAAAATAAATAGATTTTTTGAAAATGATTTAAATAAAGCATTTACAGATAGAATAACAGCAGCAGTAGATCCTTTTAATACTTTAGCGATATGGTTATATCCAAGTAAAGACAATCCAAATACGACTGGTATTTGTGATAAACTATTGATTTACAATTATGTAACTCAAAAGTGGAGTACAGCTAATGTAAAAGCATCACAAATTTTTGAGCAATTTGTAACCATTAACACAGTTGAATTAATGGATATTATTTCTGAAAATTTAGATGATATTAACATTTCATTAGATACTCCTTATTGGACAACTGGACATTTAAGATTAGGTGCAGTTGATGAAAATTTTAAAGCAGCAATATTCTCAGGAAAAAATTTAGAAGCTGAACTTGAAACTAGGGAACAAGAATTATTTCCAGGTCTTAGAGCAAATGTAACTGGTATTAGACCAATTGTAGATGCTGTTGCAAATGTAACAGTTAAAACTAGAGATAAATTATCTGACGCAGTTACAACTTCTACATCAAGCACAACTAATGCAACAGGCATAAGTCCAGTAAGACAATCTGGTAGATATTTTAGAGCTAATGTAAAAATACCAGCAGAAAGTATTTGGACTCATGCACAAGGAATAGATTTAAAAGCTAGTCAAGGTGGAGATAGATAATGAGTGATAAAATAGACATTGATAACATTAGATATTCAATTGAAACACAAGAGTTTTTTCAAAGACAAGTTGAAGAAGCAGTAAATACATTAATTAACAAAAATAATACTGAAAGCGATAAGGCTTTTAGTTGGTTTATGAATTAGGAGAATTATGAGTACAAACATTAAAGACTATTCAACAACACAAGCAAGTAACACTTCATTAAATTCTATTGATGTTAATGAGGGTATGCTTCCTAGTAATTTAAACAATGCTATTAGAGCATTAATGAAAAATACTAGAGATTGGTTTAATGATAGTCAATGGGTTCAGTATGGAGATGGTGATGGAGCTGCAACAATCGCTTATGCTTCAGGCACAACTTTCACAATCGCTGGAGTTGATGTTAGAACAATATATACAGTTGGTCGTAGAGTTAAAGTTATAGCTGCTACACCAGGAACTATTTATGGAACAATTACAGCAGTTGCATTTTCAACAAATACAACAGTTACAGTTGCATGGGATAGTGGCTCACTATCAAGTGAAACTATTGATGTATATATTGGAGCTTTAACTACTAGCTCTATTCCTAAAGCAATTGATGCTACAAGAATTGGTGGGGGAGATGTTTCAACAACAGAATTTAATTATCTTAATGGTGTATCAAGTGCTATTCAAACTCAATTAGATGCAAAAAATGCTACTATAACTGGATCAGCTTCAACAATTGATACAGAAAGTTTAACTGCTGACAGAGCAGTAATTTCTAATGGTTCTCAAAAAATTGCAGTATCAGATGTAACTTCAACAGAGTTAGGTTATCTTGATGGTGTAAGCTCAAATGTTCAAACACAACTTAATGCAAAACAAGCAACTATTACTGGTGCAGCAACTACAATTGATACTGAAGATTTAACAGCTTCAAGAGCTTTAACATCTAATGGATCTGGTAAAGTAGAAGTTAGTGCAGTTACATCAACTGAACTAGGATATTTAGATGGAGTATCATCTGCAATTCAAACTCAANTAGATGCTAAACAAGCTAGTGATGCACAACTTACAGATATTGCNGGACTAACACCAACTGATAGTAATTTTATTGTTGGTGATGGATCAAATTTTGTAACNGAAACTGGTGCTACTGNTAGAACTTCTTTAGGACTAGGATCAATTGCTACACAAGCAGCAAACAATGTTTCAATATCAGGTGGATCAGTTACAGGATTAGGTGAACCATCTTCTAACTCAGACGCATCTACAAAATCTTATGTTGACCAAGCAGTTGCTGGTTTAAGAACTAGAATTATTGCAGAATGTGCA